ATAATTAGGAACAACTCTTACACTACTCCTAAACCTGCCAGAACGTTCTACTAAATTAGGTTGTCTAGGAATACCGCCTTTTCGCATAGTTTTCTGCAGCTGATTCTGTACTAAGGCTGTCCACTGTACTCCCGAAATAAATCCTTGTACTTTATTCATCACTTTCTTTGGAAGTTTAGGTTTTTTAATTTTTGCTGTACCTCTAGATATTATCGCTGAACCAGCAATATAAGCAAGTGCATGGTTAAAACCCATACTTTTTAAAAATTTTTGAATCTCACCAGTAGTCATACCGCTAGGTAAAGTAGCCATCTCAGATAAAGCTTTTAAAACAGTTATTCCTAATTCCCCATCTAACTCTCTTATAATTACCTTATTCATATCGTTTAGAGCTTTAGTTATAGTTCCCCCAGTAAAATATAAATTTAAACGTATCGTCTCTACAGACTCGCTCTCATCTAACTTTACTGTTACTTTCATTTTTCCAGCTTTTACAGCTTTTTTAATCTCGGGCCAAGTAAACTTAATAGTTCTATTTTGTAAAACTCCTCTAAACTGTACAGGTATATCAATAGAATTAGCTTTAGCTATTAAACTACTTTTAATAGCTCTGGCAGCGGGGCTTCTTCCATCAAGTATTTTTATCAATTGATCAGGATTACCAGCGTTTTTTCTTAAATTTCTTACTAAACTAGTAGTCCTAACTTCTTGACTTTCAGCTTCGAGTTGTCCGTCTTCTAATTTAAATCCTGTTAATAATTCTTGTTTACCTGTCTTTAAGGTAATTCCACTACCACCAGCTAATCCTACTCTACTTTTCCTTAGTACGCCCTGGTCTGTTTCTTTAGTTGCTACTAGTTTTTGTTCACGCAATTCAGCGGAACCATCAACAGTTACAAAAAAGTCTGGATAAAATCCACCCTTACCTGCTGATATTTGTCCCCCACCTAGCTGCTTAACTATAGCTAACTCTATTTGACTATTTAATCTACCCGCCAATGATGTTAACACACCTTTATACTTACTATTTATTCTAGAAGCGGCATATAATTGCTGAGATGTTTTAAGGGCCTTAGACAGTGCTAAAGGCCCTTGAGATCTGATATTTAATTTACTGTCAGAACTGGTTACTTGACTTGTAATAGTAGAGTTAACAAGAGGTACAGCTCTTACCATTACATTATAATCCTGTACATGTCTAAAATACGTTTTATATGTGGAGGAAAGCTAGAAGCTAAAGGATATTTATCTCCACTCTCACCCTCGAAAGTAAAACCCTTTTTATCTTGATCTTGTTTGTATACTAGTTTTATAAAATCTAAAGTAGCCATCTGTAAGTCTAATGGTACGGTATTATTTTGATAACCCGCATTATAAGAAACTCTTACACCACTAGGATATCCTTGAAATATAGCAGGACCTGCTAAAGTCATGGAAGGCCAGGTTCTCTGTACACCACCCTTAACTGTAGCGGAAGAGTTTGTTTCTCTTATTATTTCTCCATGATCTCTACTAAATGTGTAGTCATTAATAGCTGCATGTACATCAATAATAGAGGTGGATCCTTGTTTACCATCAAAATGTAATAATAGTACAGTATCATCATCTGGTCTAAATTTATTGCTAGGAGCAGTAAAATCAGAAGAACCATACATAGCCTTATTTGTAACTCTTAAATCATCAATATAACCTTTAAAAGTAGTACCTATTTGTACATTACTAGTAAAAGTTAGTTCAGCCTCACTGTAACTTGCATCGGCTATAACGTTACCATTATAGTGCATATATAGTTTTTCGTCATCTAACTTTCGTGACACTGCGATATGTGCCCACTTACGTTTAGAAAATTGTTGAGCTTCTATAGAAGTATTAGCTCCTTGAACTACAGTAGGAGTACCAGCAACATTAGATTCAAAAGCTAGGCCATACTGATTAGCTGTTCTAAACTGCATATAATTACTAGCATCGGTATTTATTGCAAATACTACATTATCTTGTAAAGTGGTTTCATCAACTCTAACGAATGCCTCAATAGTGAAGTCACCCTCGTACATCTTTAAATTGTCTGGAACTGAGTTTGCTACTACATAATCAGAGCTATTTAATTCTAAACTAGATGTTCCAAATTTCTTAATTCTAGTAGTTAATTGTCCATTACCTACAACAGTAAAAGCTATACCATCAGAACCACTAGTAACTACCGGAGTACCTATAGTAGTAGAATCGTTTAATATTTGGTGTTCAGAGCCGTTAAACTCTGTTACTTGGTATACATTATTTAAAGGTAATCTGCTAGTAAATACGGAGGCTTTACCTCCATCAAAAATCTCTACATAATCATTAGCTAATAATTCTTGCCCGATATAATGCTCTACTACGCCAGTAGCGTAGGATATTATATTTGCTAATCTAGCATCTTGAGTTGTGCTAGATATACTGAGATAGTCTTTGACTTGAGGCAAGTCAATGTATGTATTTGTACCTAAATCTTCCTCAAAACGTTCCATAAATTACCACCTTACTATTAAATAAGGGGAGGCGTTTGACCGCCTCCCCCTGTTTTCTCAGAAATATTGAGTTTATATTAACCTGCGTTAACGTTAACAGCGTAAGCGTATTTAGCAGAGCTAAGTGCAGCAGATGCAACAGTTGTAAGAGCATGGAAGTCAAAACGAGTTGACATATACATCGCTGTTACCTGCTGGCGTGGTTCGTACTCGGACTCGATTTCGATACCGCGACGTTCTGCGATCATGAAACCAGGCTTATAAATAAGAGAACCGATTTGGTTGCCTGTTACACCAACATTGTCAAGGAATTCGGATACTACGATTGGGATACCGTATACCGCGCCTACAGAACCTGTTAGGTAAGTAGCGTTTGGACCGAATTTGTCAACAGTCTGGAAGTCAGATGTTGTTACTAGGTTGTTATAACCTTCAATAGAAGTAACGTATACTAGATCGTTACCTAATTGTAGACCATATTTACCCATTGCTGTACGAGCAGCAGCGATGTCTGATGGATCAGCTTTATCGTTTGCAGAGCCAGTAGCGACCTCTAGGGAAGCGGAAGCAGCTAGACTTACAGCACCTTTTATAACAGAAGCATAACCTGTACCAACTGTGATAGCGTTGGTTGGGGATGCTGTGAAGCCTGTTAAAGCGCCAGTACCACGTAGAATAGATTTGTCAATTGCGCGGGCTAGACGACGAGTCGCAGCTGCACGTAAGAAATCTAGAAGTGGTAGTACTGTATCTTCTTCTTCGTCTTTAGCTAAGTGAGTTGTAGCCATAAACTTGTGTGGTGTAAAGTCCACAGAAGAGATTGTGTTTTGGTTAGAAGTTGGGACGTTAGTAGTGTCTCCAATACCAGTAGCATAAGTACCGGATTTGAACATCGCTACATCACCATCAGTATCTTCATCTGCAACTGGTACGCGGAAGTTTTTAGCATCTACTGGTAGACGGTTAAACATCGGTGCGATAACTAATTGCTGTTCCATTTCTGTATAGATATTGGAAGAGAAGTTAGATAGGAATTGGTCTACAGATGTAACTGCTTTCATACGTTGACCGTATTTAGTATCAAATACGTCACGTTTGTTTAGGATCTTTGAAAGGATAACAGCGTTAGCCATTTCTTTTTCAGAGAATTGAGCAGCACTCTTTTGAGATTCTTGATATAGCATTTTGCTATTTTGTAGTGCTTTAATCTCATCTTTATATTTTGAGATTTCAAACTGTAGTTCTTTTAACTCAGCTTGGTCTTGTACGGAAGAGCTACCGCGTAGGTCTTCTGCATCAGCATTTTTAGTAATCGCTTCACCAGTTTTTTCAACCAGATTTGCAACTCTAGGCTCAGAAACAGAGTTAACTGTTTTTGTGGTTTCGACTTCTACAGATTTAGTTGCCTCTGTAAGGTCGATTGTTTCTACGACTTGATCAGCCATGGTGTCGTTCTCCTTTGTTGAATCTTCGTGAAGCTCTTTGTATTCAATAGCGTCTTCACTAGTATTTTCTTTATTAAGTTCAGTTTTAGTGACTTGGGAAATTTCTTCTGCATTCACATTAAGTACATTATCACAATCTTTACCTTCTGCGTCAATCTCTAAAAATTTAAATATTGGGTTTTGGGCAGTTGCGATATTAAGGACCTTATACATTTTTTCTTTGTAATTTACTAGGTCCCCATTTTGAAGTTCTGCAGCTTCTGCAGATAACAAGTTGGTGAAAGGTATTACTTCGTTCGGATCACGAACTTCGAAATGCTCTTCATCATCTTCTTTTTCAACTTCGATTTCTGAAGTAATTTCAGCAGATTTTAACTCTTCTGCGTCGATTTCTACTTCTGCTGAAACTTCACTAGCTTCTACGGTAGTATCTTTAGTTTCGACATCCGAGGATACTTCCTCTGTTGCTTTAACTTCTACCTCAAAACCAGCTTCATCAGCTTTTAGTTCCGTAGCAGCCACTTCATCAGTTTTTGCTTCTTCAACTAAATCTTGTTTTGATGTATTCATTGCTTCCTCCTCTGTTGGAGATAGGGGTCTCTCATTAGCCGAAAGTCCTTCGTCCATATCATGAATTGGCACGCCTACCATAGTAATACCGTGTGAATGCTCTTCGGCCTCCATTAGTATACCGTTTACAATCTTATGAGCGTGATTAGTCATATGCGATGCGTAAGTTGTTACACCATTTCCATTTTCGTCAACTTCAACAGTATGATAATGACCATTGGTCATATCAGTTATACCAGCTTTAATTTTTCGCATTGCTTTTTGATCTTCTTGATCAATTTCTTTGAATTCTTTTACAAATTCAGAATAGTCATCCACCGAATCGAAACTCTTACGAATGCTAAATAAAGAATCCTGGTTGCAAGGTACACTTACAATTGAGATTTCTAATAGTTCTACGTCAGTAATTGTCATAGAATCATCATGACGGTTATATTCACCGTCTTTAACACGGAACCCTACGCTAAAGCTTTTTAAGGCTCCATCGTTAATAAGGGTTTGTATTCCATGATTTTTTTCAGCAGCTTCACTAACTGCTCCTTCAACGTAAATACCTTTTTTATCAACTACAATCTTTTCTACCCTACCAATAGGGCAGTCATGTTTATGCTGATAAAGCATTACAGGATTTTTTCTATAATTTTCTACACCCTTAGCCCATGCTGCTGCGGTAACAACGTCACCTGCACGGTCTTTGGTTATAGTATTAGCATATCCAGCAATTTTTAGAGATTTAGAGCCTCTTTTATAGGATTTAGCTTCGAAGGAGCTGTTTAAATAAAATGTTTTATTTGTCATATTTAACTTCCTTGATCACTAGTAGTATCTTCTACTGGTCTACCACCTTGGGACGCATCAGTAGCACTACCCGTTATGTTTTGTGGTACTCTTATATTATCATGATCGTCAAGTTTTGCAAATCTTAATCCTTCACGAGCCTCATTCGGGGTTATAATTCCCGTGTTTACCAGAGTAGAGTAATATAACGCCTGTGTTCTGTTATCTGGCTGAAGTGCCGGGACAGATAATTTATCTGGACGTATATCTACACCTGAGTTAAAGAAGTGAGAAAAAGCGCTACAAAACTGATTGAGCATGGGCAAAATAGTATGTAAGTAAAATAATTTCTGGTTTGCGTCTATGTTAGCATTATTACCAGATTTTAAAAGCACATAAGGTACTCCTAAAGCTTTTGACATATCTTGTTGTATACGTTCTATAGAATCTTCGAAGTCTAATTGATCAAAGTTAACAGTAGAAAATTTGTCGATTTTTAAACCACCATCCAAGATAGCTGGATTTCTAGCGCCATCAAAGATAGTAGTATAGGTACTTCTCCAAGCTTCTAATAACCGCTCTTTAACCCTCTTAGAGAGTATATTATCTGTAGTAAGTACGAAACCAGGTACAGCATTATTTTTAAAGAATTGTCTTTGGAAGTTTATCATATAGTAGTATAACTCTATAAGTCTAATAATAGACTTAACTTTTGATACGCCTCTAAATATAGAAGATTCGTTTTCAGCCATGATATGAATTATCTCATTTGACTCGAATCTGATAGCGTCAGATTTACGAGTTTGCTTACCATAACCAAAAAGATCAGAACTACGTTGATTAGATACTAAATAATTATAATGAGATACAAATGTTTTTGGATCAGGAACTACTTCTACGTCATTTGCCGGAAGTACGTATAAGTCATTACCGTCATAATAAAAGAAAGCATTACCATCTAACATAAAATCTAGAAAAGCTCTTCTAAACAGTCTAGCCCTATCTTCAAAAGGATTAGGTTTTACATTTAGTATTTTATTTACTTTTTTAGCAGGGCCGGCTCCTTCTACTATAAAAGGAATTTCTGCACAAGCATTTACTACTAAATCTATAGCTCTATGAACTATCTCAATCTCTCTATATGCTTGTTCATATTCTACAATAGTTTCAGGGCTTGCATAAGGTTCTAAAGACGCAATAGACGCCTGAGCCGGATTAAGCTTCTCTGATAACCACTGTCTCCATTGTGCTGTTTCTTTATCTGCCATTTTTCGCCTTCTGAGTCCCTAACCAATTCTTAATTTTCGGTACTAAGTGGTTGGAATACTTTTGTCCATATATATTGTGTAGCTGTTTATGATGTTTTCCGCATAAAGTAAATAAGTTATCATGACCAAGATCTTCTTTACAATCTTCTGCAAAAGTTACTCTCAACTCTTTAATAACACTAACTTCTTCTATATGTTTAACACCGTTTTTATTACACCATTTTTCAAATAACTGACTCACGCTATATAGATGATGAAGTTCTAAATTATCTTTAGTACCACATATATAACACTCATCTCGTAATTTATAGTCTTTTTTAATATAATCTCTTATATATTTTACTGGAAATCGTTTTAGTTTATTCATGTTAGTATATTTTTCGCTTCTGTCCAACCTATATTTTTAAAGTTTTGCAAAACATTCCATCTCTTTATAAAGTGATTTGGATCCTTATTTAAGCCAACATCTCCTTCTGGTAAGTTTAAAACTTTTCCAGATACAGTGTTAAGATTACTTATATTACACTTATTTTTAACCAAATAGCTAACAATAATATCATCTCCACGCTCAGGATAGCCTATGGATAGCAAATCTTTTTTAATTAAATCAAGAGCTGCTTGCTTAATTAACACTGCTGACCCTACTAAAAAATCTACAACCGAGTCTGTGCACCAGTGATCATTTAAATCTTTGTAAGAATTAGAATAATTTACCCCAGACTTACCATATATACCAACCATAGGCTCGTTCTTTGCATACATTCTTTTTATAGTGTCTATTGCAGGTAATAAATCATCATCTAATATTAGTTTATAAGGTTCTTCATACTCATAACAACGTACCCATCGTTCCATACATTTATAATTAGTATCATTATTTATTACGTCTACAGTGTCTCCAACAACAGGAAAGGGATCTAAAGGATTATTATTTATAACAGTAATAGGGAATTTATTTTTATAAGCAGCTATTATTTTATTAACGTTATCAGGTCTTTTATAATTCAGTACTATAACTCTAAGCATAAATAGAGACACCATTAGTTTTATGGTGAGTATAAAGTGCATACCTAACAGCATCACAAGGGTGAGAAGCCCAATTGTGTACTGGTTTTGGTATATCGGTATTTGGGTTCCAAGCATATGCAGCCATAGCAGAAAAAGTATGGGTACTATGCTCATCGCAAAAGTATAGATTATCATTTTCTATCAAAGACTGAACAAAACTAATACCATCATTAACAGATTTAATAGCATTCTCACAATATATGTCATAATCATAAGCAAAATCAGCTTTTACTTGTTGAGCGGCAGAATCTATGTATATACTTTCTATTCCCCAACTATCTATCTTCTCCCTAATGACCCCAGCTAACTCAGAAGTAGTAGATTCTTTAGATATGTACTCATCTAATATAATATACTGATCGTCTCTAGTACAACCTATAACTACGAAAACATTCTCATCTCTATAACCGACATCAAGTCCGGCAATAACTTCTGAAAATACCATATCTTTAGTATTTAATAAATGTTTTTCTTCATCTATAGCATCAAATATCTGAGACTCAGTAGTAGTCCATTCACATTCGTACTCTTGTTGATATAAAGCTTTAGTCATAGACTTTCTAGCTTCTTCTACATCTTTTTCGGAAAGCATAGGGTTAGCTCTCCAAGTAAATTTAGCAGAACCCCAATCATCGAACTCTGTGTCATCTCCTCTTAAAAAATAATTATATAAATAATTACCCTTACCTCGTGGAGTAGAGATCCATAAACATCTAGAATTTTTAAAGGTAGATAGTGCAGGTCTTAAGTCTCTTGTAAAGTACTCGTCATTAGGAATAATGGCGGCTTCGTCTACTATGAGTAAGTTAGCAGCACGACCTACTAACGAATCTCGGTTATTAGCTGAAAGTAACCTAAATATAGAACCGTTAATTAATTTTACTACTTTATCTTTTTGGTTAAATTTATCTACCTCAATATCCATTTGCTTGATTAAATCAGTAACATAGTCCCATATAATAGATGATAGAGAAAAATTTGGAGCTACTACCATAACTTGTTGCCCAGGCTCAAGTAATTTAGCAAAAGCAAGAATAGCAGCTCCGTAAGATTTACCAGTACGACGCCCCGCTATATGAACAAAAAAACGGTTCTCATTGAGACCGTCTATCATAGCTTGTTGAGATTCATTAAATTCTGTAGGGACAGGCAGTTTAGCTAATAATTTATCAATAGGTAGTCTAAAATAGCTCATTTATAAAATAAGTCCGATACTAATAAAAAGTAACCAGTTATACCAGCTATAGCACCGCCAATCCATAATAAAGTACTAAGGGAACTTTTTCCTTGAGTAGCTAAATCTTGTAAATCTTGCACAGATTTAGCTAGGTCAGTTATAGCAGCACTCATCTCATCTAGGGATTTAGATATATGTTCATACCTTAATTCACACACAGCTTCATGAGCAGAAATTTCTGTTTTATTTCTACTACTTCTTTCATGCAACTTATTTAATTCAGATCTTACTTGATCCAGCTCCCTATTACTATTTTCCATTTTAAGTCTTAATTATGTAATTAGTAATCTCAAAAGGAAGAGCTGTACTAGCAGTATGATCGTTTACAGTTAGAGCAGGAATACTTAAAGCAGGAACGCTTAAAGCTGGTACTGAATGGCTATGATTACCAGTAGTCATAGTAGGAATACTTAAGGCGGGTACGCTTAGTCCCGGCACACTTAGAGCAGGAATACTTAAAGCAGGAACGCTTAAGGATGGTACGGAGTGGCTATGGTTACCAGTAGTCATAGCAGGTATACTTAAAGCAGGTATACTTAACCCTGGTACGGAGTGAGTATGGTTACCAGTAGTCATAGCAGGTATACTTAAAGCAGGGATACTTAATCCTGGTACCGAGTGACTATGATTGCCAGTATTCATAGTAGGTATACTTAAAGCAGGAACAGATAAAGCAGGTATAGAGTGTGAGTGAGCAGCGGTATTAACAGAATTGACTACGGCAGTTAATGACGAATCTTTTGCAGAAGCAGCAACGTTAGTAGTGCCTACAGTTATAGTTTGAGTAGCTGACCCTGTAGTGCCTGTGCCGGTGTTACCTGTACCTGTATTATAGGTAGAAGCAGGTATAGTAGCGGTAGAGTTTCCTGTATTAGATGATCCTGTAGTACCTGTACCTGTATTATAGGTAGAAACAGGTATAGTAGCAGTAGAGTTTCCTGTATTAGATGATCCTGTAGTGCCTGTACCCGTATTATAGGTAGAAACAGGTATAGTAGCAGTAGAGTTTCCCGAAGTGCCTGTACCTGTGTTGCCTGTGCCGGTGTTACCTGTACCTGTGTTGCTAGTGCCAGTAGTGCCTGTGCCCGTGCTGTACGTGGCAGCAGGTATAGTAGCGGTAGAGTTTCCTGTAGTGCCTGTACCTGTATTAGAAGTGCCCGTGTTAGAAGTGCCCGTCTGTACACCACTTATAGTAGAGGAAGTTAATGTACCACTAGCAGCAGCGGCAGATCCTGTTGCT